CCTCTTCATCGAACATTACTTTGACTAGCCATAACTGTGAGCCACAAGGACATACTGTAGTTGGTTCACCGCGTATGTCCATTGACTCTGAATAGTCATGACTAATATTATCTATGTGCTCTGTCATAATTTATCCTCCCTATAAATCGTCATAGCAGATACCGCATACCCACCATGAAAGCAGTTCCATTAACTCGCTCTCAGGTGTTGCAGCTTCGCAACGAGAACAGTTAATTGTTTCTTCTTCCATTAGTAGTTACCATTCCTCTTCCAATGAGACCATGCATCGCATGGTGTGCCGTATCTGTAGTAAATGTAATCAAGCCCACGCTCTATCTGTCGTGGTGCTGGTGTGTCAGGGTCAAGTCCCAACAGTTGTGGAATCCCACCCGCGTGCTTCCCCATTACACGGATAGGATTGAAGGCATCAGGATTCCATGCGGATTCCTTACCCCACAATCTGTTGAGACAAGACCACTGAGTATCTCGCCACTCGTTGAGTTTGTCTCTAGCGTACGCCCTGCTATCTTCCTTACTCCAAGAGACTCGCACGCCTTTGTCTGTTGTGTCCGTGGGTGTCTTTGAGTTGTCGGTAAGTAGCAGAGTTACCACTACGAGCAGTAAGAATGTTAATGATTTCATGGTGATGTTGCCCTCACTCTATGTGCGAAGTTAATCATAGACCTGCGATTGTTCCATGTTAATGGGACAGCTGCAAGTAGGACACGCTCACCAGGTAGTGAGCCACCCCAAATTCCGTTGTCTAAGTTCTCTCTCTTCATGCCTTCATCAAAGCACTCGGCTTTGCTTGGGCAAGCATTACAGATAGCAAGCGCGGTCTTTACATTAGCGATGCGTTGCTTGTACTCTGGGCTGTTTTCATTGACACGATTGTTCTGAATGTCACTGTCAATGGACTCGCTAAACCATAGGTCAGGGTTCTCATGACCTGTGCATAGACCTTGCATTGTATCTCCTATCTCTCTAGTGCTTCCTCTAACATCTCGTCAAACTCTTCCTCAATAACTTCATCGTCCTCGAAGTCAGGGTCATTGAGTGGTGGTTCATAACTCATGCTCTCTCCTTAGTGTAGTGCTGGTGCATAGATTGGATAAGACTCGAAGTTAATTAACTTAGAACCAAACTCTAAAGCTTCATCTACTGTACTAAATGTACCATAGATTACCTTGCCGTCTGTGTCTGTCTCCGTGATAGTCACATACCCTATCGGTAGTTGCTCGCTCATAGTGTTTCCTTTCTGTAAAGTTTAAGGTGAGCAGTTTATTGACATGCTCAGGTCATGCAATTAGGGCTGAAAGATTACATCAACATACCCGTTGAGGCGCATGTCAGTAGCAGTCAGTCCCTTCTTACCTGTAAGGTGCTTGTATGTGCCGTCTCCTAGTGAGACCCACATTGACTTAGCCTTAAAGCGGTTCTGCACTTCTTTGGCTTTAACGATAGTGCCCTTAGGCAGATGGTCTGACGAAGCTGCGGACTCAATGTTAGCCTCTAGTTCATCAGCGATGATACGGATTTCCTCAACTAAGTTGAAGAGATTGGTGGTTGTGGACATGTGTTACCTCTCTGTTGGTGTGACTCTGTATACACTTTGCATACAGAATGTTAGTATGAGAACAAGTCGTAATCTTTACGAGTTGTCCACTTGCTAGTGCTTGGTGTGTAGCACATACAACTATGTATTGCATCTGCGCAATCATAGCATAGCGTACATGTTGTGCAGTAGTACGGGTTTTCATTTAAGTCTGTGACTTCATAGCAATACGGACACAACTCTATGAGTGGGTCGTCTAGTGAGTCATAAGGTTCGGGTACTTCGTCATAGGTAGTAGTAACAAGTGCTGGCTTGGTATAGACAGTACGCTTGTGACTCTGATTAGACCACCAGATACCTTCGTTATCCCATGTGCCTAAGTTCTCATTGACTAGGTACATAGGGTACTTGGCAGTCGGACTGGTCGTGAGTACTGCAATCTTGCTACCACTAGCCCACTTAGAAATCATGAGCCAAATAGTATCATCATCTAGTGCAGCTACGCCACCTAGTTTAGGTAGTGTATCCTCTGCAAACACGCGTGTGTCTGAACGGCGGTCGCCGTGTGGGATAGCAACATCTAACACACCATTGTGTGCTAGGTATGTGCCTTCATCATCACCAACTTGGAATGGGTGACAATTCTGTTCGTTCTTTACACCATGTGTGGCGTATCGTGCATGCCACATGGCATAGCCGTCAGGATACTGCGCTCGCAGCTCCATGAAACGCTTGATAGATTTCTTTGCAGACATACTACGCTCGGAGATAATCTTATCACCAGCGTGTATTGCAAAGCCGAAGCCATGCGGATTAGCGCAAGCACCAGCATGCAAGTCTGACTTACTAGGTGTGGAGTTAGGCTCACACACTACGAGTATGCACATAGTATCCTCTCTATGCTTCCATTAGTTGTCGGTTGGTAACGCTTGTGCCTGCAATCTTAGGCAAGCGAGCGTACAGGTCAGGGTATAGTCCATTGTTATCTCTGACATAATCAGCGAACCAATCCCATGTGAGTGCACCTAGTTTAACATCATCTAGGCGTAACTCTCTAGTGTATTCGACTATTGCTTGTGTTAGGTCAAGCGCGGATAACACCCCGCTAGGGTTCATAGTACCCCTAAAGAAGCGCAGCTCCAGCGTATCCCTGTTCTGTGTATTGACCGCAGAGTATCTCTCTGTCGAGTTGCGTTGCGGGTTGCCTACCTTGTGCTTAAAGGACATGACTGGCTTGTCATACTCGTCAAAGGTATAGACATCATTAAAGCGTGCGAAGTCGGTCTTACGACCCGCAAACTTCATCATCATCTCACTATTGTGATAGATGAAAGCGATAAAGCGGTGCGTATGTGCGCCACTATTAAAGCCAGCGCGAGATACATGCACATGCAATCCGCATGTGTTGGTATCCCATGACCTAGCATAGTGGTCGGTACGCAGTTTATCTATGGTAGCCCATAGTATCTTAGAGTTATCTCGGTACTCTGTGTGAGAGTGTGGTTGAGTTACTAACTCGAAGCCTGAGTATCCGTCTCGACCTATACTAGCATCAGTTTTAAGGATAGCGATAGGGTCGAGTGCAGTAGAAGCAAATCGTGCAGCTTCCTGTAACTCGTCACTACCACTTCTAATCTCCATCTCTAACTCGAAGCCCATGTACACACCCTTGCTGGAGTTACCCTTAAAGGTGAGGTTAGGCTTGCAAGAATAGTTATGGATAAAGCCACGGCAACCGCAAGGTTGTCGCACACTACCGCTACCACCACTACACTCACAGTCGTTACCATTGGCTCGGTACTCGTCACAGTCCTCACAATAATAACATTCTGACTCATAGCATGACTCGCAGTAAGTACTATCCTCGACCCAGTAGTTAGACCAGTAGTCGGGATAGGACTCGCTACAGCTTTCGCAGTAGAAGGTATTGTTCTCATAGCATGGCGTACACCAACGACCACGACCAACTGTGTGTGTGTCGTCTTGTAGTGTGGCTTCGTTGCAATTCTCGCAGTACATAGCGCACTCTGAGCAGTAGACATTATCGCTACTGTTGATTGAGTCAGCATTAGCCATGAGAGTATTGCACGACTCGCAATAGAGTGTGCAACCTGCACACACTATGTCGCCATCGTCCATTGTGCGTTGCTCGTCCTCGGGAATTACCTCTGAACAGAACGCACAATTTATTGCAGCTTCATCAGACATAGGCTTACCTATCTCTATACACTAACGGGCTTTCCGTTGGTGTGACTATCTATAATAGCATTGGAAATCTTAGAGCGCAATTCCTCGGTCTCGGTCACTAAGACCTTAAAGCCGTTGCGCTGGTGTGTGTCTTGTTGCATGCGTAATGCCATGCGTATGACCTCAACCTCACGCGGGGTGAGGTCTAGTAGTAGATTATCTGACATTGTTATCCTCTCGGAGTGTCGTATTGGCGTTCCATACCGAACATGATTTCGAGTTGGTCGTCCCAACATGCATCACATTGGTAGGTGCTGGTGCTTGGTGTGTACCAAATGTATTCATCACTATTGTGTTTGACACAAAAAGCTTCATCATTTGTTACGGACATTACTACCGATTATCTCTCGGACTGTGTGCGAGATTTCCTCGCTAGCGTGGCGGTTTGCCATAGCCTTACGAAATGCGTCAAGCATTACGGGGTTGAGTTTGTTATCGTGCGTCATAGTAGCCTTCGTATCTACGAAGTCTGCGCTCTAATACATAGACACGCCTAAACGCGATTATCAGTACCAAATTAACAGACATTAAAGCAATCGTGAAAGCGAATAAATCGCTGGCAGATAGCACCATGTCAGTCTCCAATCTAGTCGGTTCATGCGGGTTTGCATGAGTGCCACGCTGGGTCGCGAACCCTCGTAGCCTATCGCTAGGCGTGGCTAATCTTAATTGTCGTCTAGGTGTATCGAACCCATTTCGCGCATGAGTTTATCCATGCGTTCTTGCAACTCGATAGCCTTGTGGTCTTGTGGTCGAACGGCACGCGCTTGCTTGTGCTTGCGTGTGGTTTGTGGCTTGTGTGGCTTACCCTTGCGAGCGCGTGGTTTGCGTGGCTTAGGTGGCATGGCGGGAATTATGAAAGTCTCGCCATTAGGTTTGGTCACGATAACCTCACTCACGCCATGCTTAGATTGTGCCCAAGCGCGTGTCACGCGTGGTTTGTGAGGTGTTTGTGTGTATGAGCCCATAGTCTCATTCTCCATTCTAGTCGGTTTGTCTTGCGTGGATAGGCGCGACTTTCGCCACGCCTACCCGCTAGACCTTGCCACCCTTACAAGAGGTGACTCGGGCTAGATTTATTTCTAATTTATCGACTAGCGAAATTCATTACTCCCTTTCGCCATTCCCGCAGAATTAGGGTATCCTAATTTCTTAGAGAAATTGCAGACTATTCAGGTCTAAATTTCTAGGGTACGACTGCCTTTAATTATCCTGAGAAATCAGGGTACTAGTCGGATACCCGACTTTCCACCACTCAGGGCAACTACGCTTGCTCACCCTTACAAGACAAACTTTAGGGGAGAAATAGCTGCATGTCAAACACCTTTCACGCTCAACCCCTAAAAAACTTATGTGAGTTAGGTCACACTTACCATGTGAGTTAGGTCACACTCGGATAATCTCCCGCGTGTCGGTTTGACTTTCGCAGCTCTAAATGGTACGCGCCTAGAAATGGGGCAATTCGGACATACCATGCACCTACCATAGACGCGCCATAAGCGCAAGAGTTTAGCCCTATGATTTAGGTCACACTCTCCAGCTCGGTTTGCATAATAGAATGGTATAGATAAAACCATGCAGCTACCTGAGAGTTTGCTGAGAGTTACCTGAGAGGATAAGTACCTGAGAATTACCTGAGAAATAATTGTGTACCCGCTGAGAAATTATTGTGTCGGGTAGATAGTCGGTAAATAGATAAATGCTTAAATAGTTATAGCGACTTATAGATTTATCGACAATTCCCCTACACTATAACCCTATACTAGAGACTTAGACATTATGACCCCAGATTGTTTAATTCGAGTGGTGGGGTCGGATATAG